CTTTTTCTATTTGGCCGCTGCTGCGAATACAAAAAACCGGTTGATGAAAATGGCGATCCAATCATCAAAACATCGCGCCCTGAAAACATCATACCCCGTAGCAATATCATGATATCCCATCGATATATTAAAGAAAATTTTAAAAGATTCAAAGAATATTATAAAAGACGTAAGCAACAACGTCTATAATAATATAAGGATTAAATTATTAAAGGAAATCAAAATGTCAAAAGTAAATAGAGAAGAATTACTCAGAGAATTAGAATCAGTTTTACCGGGACTTTCGACCAGAGAGATCATTGAACAATCATCTTGTTTTATCTTTAAAGATGGGCAAGTCAAAACTTTCAACGATGAAATTTCTTGCTCATATAAAACCTCTTTAAATATTGAAGGGGCTGTTGTTGCCTTGCCTTTTATCTCGATTCTTAGAAAAATACCTGATGAAAATATCGAGATTGTGGTTAATAAAACCAAAGACAATCTAATTATCAAAGGCAAATCAAAAAGAACCAAAATCAGAATGGAAAAAGAAATCCTTCTGGCAGTTGAAAATATCGAAGATCCTGGTGATTGGTTTGAACTACCAGTTGAATTTGCTGATGCTGTTTCAGTAGTTCAGCATTGTGCTGGCAAAGATCAGACCAAGTTTAAAATGACATGTATTCATATTTGCCCGAAATGGGTTGAAGCATGTGATAATTTTCAAGCTGCCCGATATAAAGTGCCGGTCGGTTGTTCTAAAGATTTCTTAGTCAGAAAAGACTCATTGAAGCATATCGTATCACTTAACATGACCGAAATCAGCGAAACAGAATCATGGGTGCATTTCAGAAATCCTGCTGGTCTAATTCTCAGCTGTCGGAGATTCATTGAGGATTATCCTTCTTTGAAAGATGTTTTAAAAATCAACGGTATTAAAACCTTGCTGCCAAAAGGTATCAAAGAAATTTGTGAACGGGGTGAAGTGTTCTCTGTTGATAATGCGGAAGAAAATGAGATCACTGTAAGTCTACTGCCTAACAAATTGAAGATTGTGGCAGAGGGCGTCAACGGTAAGCATACAGAATTCAGTAAGATCAAATATAAAGGCGCTGAATTATCCTTTACGATATCACCAAAACTGCTAGCTGAATTGGTTCAGAAACATAATGAAGTGATTCTATCAAAGTCTATGCTTCACATCAAAGTCGGAAAGTTTAATTATGTTACCGTTTTGGGTGTAGCGGGAGGATCAGATGAGTAAAGGATTTTTTTCATCGGCTCAAGTTAGAAGTGTTGATCATACTGCTCGAGCTGCTAGATGTGGTCTTTGCGGTCAATTTAAAAAATGTAAAAACCCAAAAATCCAACCCTCAGGAAAAGGAAAGAAAAAAATATTAGTGGTTGGGACAGCTCCCAGTCAAAAAGAAGATCAGTTACAGGAACATTTTATAGGAAAATCCGGTCAACTATTAAGATATCATTTCAGGAAATTGAAGTCAAATCTTGATATTGATTGTATAAAGACTTTCGCTCTTATTTGTGGGCGACAAGCAGATGAGGATCCCAGCGATGAGCAGTTATTTGCTTGTCGCCCCAATTTAATCAAAACGATCAATGAATATGATCCTAATATTATCATACCACTTGGCTCAGTTGCTACAAAGGCAGTTATTTCTATTGCTTGGAAAGAGAACACTGGCAATGCTATTAGATGGTTTGGTCAAGTCATACCTTGTCAGAAATTAAATGTCTGGATTATTCCGACTTTTCACCCGATATCAATAATAAAAGATAAGAATAAAGTTACCGAAAAAATGTTCAGCGAGCATTTGAAGATAGCTCTTTCGAAAGTAGGTTCCCGCCCTTGGGATATTGTACCTGATTATAGCAAACAAGTTCAGATAATTCATCGACCATCAAAAGCAGCAAAAATAATCAGAGCTATGATCGACAAAGGTGGCAAGATCGCTTTCGATTATGAAACAAATTGTTTAAAACCTGAATATCCAAAATCAGAAATAGTGAGTTGTTCTATTTGCTTTCAAGGTAAAAAGACAATTGCTTATCCTTGGAAAAATGAAGCAATTGATGCCACTAGTGAGATTCTGAAAACCAAGATGCCAAAGATCGCTGCCAATCTAAAGTTTGAAGAGCGATGGACGAGAAACAAACTCGGACATAGAGTTAGATCATGGTGGTGGGATACTATGCAGGCGGCTCACATTCTTGATAATAGACCAGCAACTACCGGCTTAAAGTTTCAGGCGTTTGTTCAGATGGGTTGTCCTGACTATGATGATCATATCAAACCATTTTTACAAAAGTGCAATAATCTTCTAAATCGGATCAAAGAACTTGATATAAATGATTTGCTTTTGTATAACGGAATCGATTCGATTCTTGAATATAATCTAGCAATGATTCAGATTAAGAAAATCAAAAAGATGCAAAAGATTTTTAAATGATTTATCATTATTATAAAGCAAAATTAATAGTCTCAACTAAGATTGATATAATTAATATATAGTCAGTATTACCTTTAGAATTTATTGGCATAAAAATTTCAAGGGTAAAAATTTCAAGATCATAAACAAAGACTGGTGTAAAAATGAAACAAAATTTTAAGTGCGAATGTGGTAAGATCCTTAAATGTTCTAGCAAAAACAAATTCAAAGATGAAATCAATTTTGTTTTTGAACCATGTAATTGTAAAACGAAAAAGTTAAGCAAAGAATTAAATGAATTAAAACAAGAACAAGCAGAATTTTGGAAAGAAATTGATGATATTACCGGTAACTAATCAAGGCTATCAACTTATGCACGAAGGTGCTATTACCCTTGCTCAAGTTGAAGCAAATGGCATGAAAATCGATGAAAATTATTTGGCATCTGCTCTTAAAGATACCAAAAATAAAATCAAAAAACTTGAGTTTGATCTGATGGGTGATAAAATTTATAAGATTTGGAAAAAAGAATACGGCAGAAAATTTAATCTACAATCAAGAATGCAACTTGGTAAGATCCTTTTTGATAGATTAGATTACCCCTGCAAAATCAGAACATCTATCGGAAATCCAAAAGTTGATGAAATGGTGTTGGCTGAGATTGATCTGCCATTCATCCAAAATTTGATCCAAATTGAAAAGCTGAAAAAGGCAAGAGGTACTTATCTGATGGGAATTCAAAGAGAAACAATAAACGGTTTCATTCATCCTGTTTTTAATTTGCATATGGTTCAGACTTTCAGATCATCTTCAGACAGTCCGAACTTTCAAAATATCCCGGTAAGAAATCCTGAAATTAAAAAATTAATCAGACAATGCTTCATTGCCAGAAAGAATCATCGAATAATTGAAACAGATTACAATGGAGCGGAGATTGGTTGTGCTGCTGGCTATCATCGGGATCCTATGATGATTTCTTATATCAGCGATTCTTCAAAAGATTTGCATAGCGATATGGCAGCACAGATATTTATGCTGTCTGAAGATGAGGTGCCAAAAGATGTCAGATATTGTGGCAAGAATATGTTTATATTTCCTCAGTTTTATGGCGACTGGTACTTAAGTAATGCTAAATCTCTTTGGAATGCGATCGTTAAAATGAAATTGAAAACTGCCGATGGTATGCCGATGAAGAAGTGGTTGAGGAAAAACGGTATCAAAAGGTTGGGTGCTTGTAATCCTCAAGAAAGACCAATTAAGGGTACTTTTGAAAATCATTTAAAAGAAGTTGAAAATGACTTCTGGAATAATCGCTTTAAAGTTTATGGTCAATGGAAAGAAGATTGGTGGAAAGCATATCAGCGTAATGGTTATTTTATCACTCAAACCGGTTTCATGATTAGTGGTGTATATAATAGAAAAGAAGTGATAAATTATCCTATTCAGGGATCAGCTTTTCATTGGCTGCTCTGGTCATTAATCAGAATTAATAAACTTCTGAAAAAATATAAAATGATATCAAAACTTGTCGGGCAGATTCATGATAGTATTGTTGCTGATGTTCATAAAAAAGAGAAAAAACAATATCTTGAAATCGTTCAAAAAGTAATGACTCAAGATGTAAAAAAGCATTGGTCGTGGATCAATGTGCCATTATCAATCGAAGCAGAGGTCACTCCAGTTGGTGGTTCCTGGTATCAGAAGAAAGAAATCGTATTATAAAAGGACAGCGATATGACAAAGAAAAAAACAAAAAAGAAAACAGAAAGCAAGATGACAGAACTTTATAAAAAACATCGTCCGAAAACTTTAAAAGAAGTGGTCGGTCAACCATCAGTGGTCAAGATGCTTGAAGCAAAGATCAAATCAAAATCAGTTCCTCATACACTATTATTCACTGGTCCTTCCGGTTGTGGTAAAACAACCCTTGCCAGGATTCTAAGACGAGCACTCAGATGTGGCAAAGCCGATTTTGTTGAATTAAATTGTGCCGATATGAGGGGTATCGATATGGTCAGAAGTATTCGTCAGCGAGTTTCACAAGCACCGATCTCTGGTGATTGCAGGATTTGGTTGATCGATGAATGCCACAAGATGACTTCTGATGCTGCCAATGCTTTTCTTAAACTTTTGGAGGATACCCCGAAGCATGTTTACTTTATGTTGGCGACTACCGATCCTCAGAAAGTTTTAAAAACGATTAAGACCAGAGCGACTGAAGTTAAGGTTAATACCCTACGTAATAGTTCCTTAAAAAAGTTGATTGCTGATGTTGTCAAGAAAGAAGGCATAAGCGTTACTGAAGAAGTGGTAGATAAGATCATTGACTGCAGTGAAGGGTCTGCCAGAAAAGCATTAGTTCTTCTAAATCAGATCATTGGTCTTGATGATGAAGATGATCAGCTAGAAAATATTCAGCGTCCAGCAACCGAACGAGCAGCTTTTGACATCGCCAGAGCGCTTGGCAATTTCAGAACCAAGTGGGCTGATATGATCACGATTCTAAAAGAAATCAAAGATGAGGATCCCGAGAGTATTAGATGGATGGTCATGGCTTATGGTACATCGATGATGCTTGGCAAAGCTCATGCAAGAGGTTACCTCATTGTTGAAGCATTTCGTGATCCTTTTTATGATTCAAAACGGGCTGGTTTAGTAGCCGCCTGTTATGAAGTTATTTGTGGTGGTGATTGATTTTTCGGCTACAATATTCGAGTTGAGTCTATAATAAGATGTAATGATATTTAACGAAAGGTATTTAAACAATGGCGAAACGAAACGCTTCAAATATGAAACCAGATCCTTCTTTCGACTTCTTTGAGATTGATAAGAACCGTTTGGATGAGGAGTGGATCAATCAGCCAAAACTTTATTTTCAGTATTCAGATCAGTTGACTGAAGCGAAAGAAGATGTCGCCCGCCTAACTGCTCAAATTGAAATTGCTAATGATGATCGTAAAGCTGTTCGGGCTGCTCTGGATTTAAAGATTAGAAAGAATCCTGAAAAATTTCTTGGTAAAGATGTCAAGTTAACCGAATCCGCTTTGAGTAATAGGATATTAATTCATTCTAAGTATAAGGAGGCTCAACAAAAGGTCTATGATCTTAATTCTGATCTGATCGAAGCAAATAAAAAGGTTGGTCATTTATATTCTGCAGTCTTCACTCTTGATCATAGAAAAGCAGCCCTTGAACGATTGGTAAGTCTTCATGGTCAAAATTATTTTTCTGTTCCTCGGGCTTCTGATACAAATGAAATAGCCGAAAAAGCCGAAAAGAAAAAAGCAAGAACAGGTCGGCGAAGGAGGCGTTCATGAGTAATAATTTTTTAATTGGACTTTGTGTGATTTTAATATTGCCAATAGTAGTTTATTTCTGTGTGAAATTTGGTACTATTGCATATTATAAAGCAAAACAATTTATTGATAAAGAAAAAAATAATGTTTAATTATTGAAAGGACCACTAACAATGGCGAAGCGAAAGAAAAGGAAAAGAGAACGCGGCGAAGCTGCTCGTAAAAGGGCGCAGAATCATAAAAGTGGTTTCACACCAACAACTCTTAAACTGCCCGAAGGCGTTCAGATGTTTAAGCTCAAGTCTGATAAAAACATCAGGATTGATGTGATCCCTTATGAATTGAAAGTCGATAATGAATACGCCGATGCCGGTGATCTCTACTATGAAAAGACTTTCTTTGTTCATCGTGGTATAGGTGCTGATGATAATACTTATGTTTGCCCCAGAAAGACAGTTGGTAAGAAATGTCCAATCTGTGAACATCGTGCTCGTCTGATGAAAGATGAAAATGCCGATGAGGATCTGATTAAGGATCTTGCTCCTAAAGAGCGACAGCTTTGGAATATCATTGACTTGGCAAACAAAGACAAAGGTGTTCAGATATGGGATCAGAGTTTCCATCTATTTGGTAAAAAACTCGACGCTCGTATCAGAAACGCCGATGAAGATGATGGTTATGATACTTTCTACGAACTCGAAGACGGTATGACTCTTAAATGTGGGATAGAGGAACGTAGCTTTGCCGGTAGGTCTTTCTATGATGTCGAAACTATCGACTTTAAAAGCCGTAAGTATGATTATGATGAAGATATCCTTGATCAGGCTTACGATCTCGATAGTCTTATCAAGATCCTTGATTACGATGAACTCAAAGCCATCTTCTTACAAACTGAAGATAATAATAAGTCAGAGTCTAAAAAGAAAAAAAGCAAAAAGGTTAAAGACGAAGACATCGATGATGATGACTTTGACGATGAAGATGAAGAAGATTTCAACGATGATGATGGAGAAGAAGAAGACTTCGACGATGATGATGATGATGATGATGAAGAAGATTTCGACGACGACGATGATGATGATGATGATGAAGAAGAAGACTTCGACGACGACGATGATGATGATGATGATGAAGAAGATTTCGACGACGATGATGATGATGATGATGAAGAAGATTTCGACGACGACGATGATGATGATGATGAAGAAGATTTCGACGACGACGATGATGATGATGATGAAGACTTCGACGATGATGATGTTGATGAGTTAGTAAAACCTGATACCAAGAAAACAGCTAAAAAAACAGCTAAGAAAACAGCTAAGAAAACAGCTAAGAAAACAGCTAAGAAAACAACTAAGAAAACAACTAAGAAAACAGCTAAGAA